CGTGTCTGCTGTGATTTGCCCGGTCCACATACCATCGACAAACACGTATCAAGTTATATTCTCTATCATGTACGGTAGCCGATTCAACATGCGATTCGTGTTCGACGCGAGCGGCATTACCGCATCCGTAATAAATGACGTATAAGGAGTCAGTGCAATGCCCGAACGAAAAGAAATTCCTAAAAACTGCTGGACGTGCGATAAGTCCGCTAATTGCTATTCTCACTATGGCGAAGGCGCCTGCAAGTATAAGGTGGCCATCGAAGAAATGGAGAGAAAATGCTCAACACAAATGCGGAAGGGGGTCGATCCCAATGAACGCTGAACATTGGGTATGGCTTGGCGCAGGAATCCTGTCCATCCTGTCCCTTGTTGTTCTGATTGGCAATGCTTCCAGTCACTTCTCTAAATTCTGGAAAACACTCACTGCACCAAGCGCCGAGATGCGTAAGGAGTTAGATGAAATGAAAGAATGGCGTGAAAATCTCGAGGAAGACGGTCCGATGAAAGAGTGGCGCAAAAATGTCGACTCCAAAATGGCCGAAACCAATACGACCGTCAAATCCGTAGATGGCGCATATCATGTGTTGTTCCAGACATTACTGGCCCTGCTGGACCATGGAATCGATGGAAATAACATAAAACAAATGGAAGAAGCCAAAAAGGCTGTCCAAAACTATCTCATTGACAAATAAGGAGGAAATTCGAAATGAAGATGAGTAACAAGACCTACGACATTCTGGTGTGGATTGCTCAGATTGTCCTGCCTGCTCTGGGTACTCTGTACGCTGCTCTGTCCGGCATCTGGGGCTTCCCCTATGGCGAGCAGATTGTGGGTACCATCACCGCAGTCGATGTCTTCCTGGGCGCTCTGCTGAAGATCAGCAATGAGCAGTACAAGAAGGAAAATGCCGGTTAATAAATCCGGATGCGAGCACGATGCTCGGTAAGTAAAAGTGGTGTAGGAAGACGCCCAAAATGGTCATTAAATTGGCTATAAAGCGGCTTATTCCTACACCATTTCTACACTTAAGACCTAGAGTCGGCATATTTCCCAATTCGGACGTTTCTTCATAATAAACACCTCGCGTATTTTGTAGTGTGTTTCGTCGTGATACTCCGTAATAGTAAGGTGCGGTCGATAGTGACTAATCGTGGTCCGATGTAGGCAATTCGTGCATTATTCCTACACTAATCCTACACGTACATTCCTACACTGAATACATTCTATTTTATTTTTTCAATTTCCTCTCTAAGCCACTGAACATCACGTTCAGTGTATACTTTTTCAGTCAAATCGTCAATAGCGTGGCCTACCAATCTTTTAATTGCATACTCATCGACGTTATATTTTTTAGCCATCGTGACGAAATGCTTTCGTGGGTCGTGCGGTAAATGCTTTTCGTTCAAACCAAGATCCTCTATTACGTCAGCGAAACGGTTGCTATATTTTTTGTAACTAAAATTCAACATGTCTTTATCGGACTTTCTGTCCAAGCAGTTAATTAAGTAGTCACTTCCAAGCTCGATTGCTTCGTGATACTTCCTTTCTACAAGCTCTTTTATTTTTGTGTGGATTGGAACTACTCGATTAAAACCAGCCTCTGATTTGATCCCTCCTGTCATAGTCCACTCTTTAAGGTCTACATCTTCAAGTCTAAGCTCTACTAGCTCGGTAGGCCTCCATCCAGAGTAGCATTGTATTAGGATAACATCCACATATATCCTAGTATTAACAGTTTCCCATAATTTAATCATTTCGTCATCTGCAAAGCTCATATGCTTGGACGATTTTCCGGACGAACTCTTATTCAAACTTTCTGCCATCTTAATGTCCCTAGCGTAGTTCTTGTCCGTGTATTCATATTCTACAGCGTAATCCAGCAGCAAGTTCAAGGTAGACTTTATTCTATTCTTGGTATTCTTGCTGGCGTATCTCTTCTCATCCTTATCAATTACATAGCCTTCCTCTATACAAGCTCGTACGTGCCGAGCTCTAACTTCTCGAATGCCCATATCGTAAATCGCAGAGCAGTAATTCCACGACGACTTAATCCCTCGTACGGACGAGTCTGAGTTAAGCTGAGGAAAGTACTTCTCGGACCACTCGTCGTATACCTCCTTTACGGTGATTGTCGAGTTGAGGTCGTACGGATCCTTGTTATATTCTATCAAGGCTGCGTACGCATCGTTGTATGTGGCGAAGAACGACTCTGGTTTGAGCGGTTTGCAGATGGGTCGTCCGAGGTCGTTTTTACCGACGGTGACCATAGCACGAAAAGGCTTACGAAGATTACGTCCCTTTATCTCGCTTATCTGTCCGAATCCATTTGGGAGTCTTCTACGCTTGTTCGTCTTTCTAGCCTTCCTGGTTATATTTGGTTGCAGCGGGTATCCACAGTGCGGGCAAGCCGTAGCTTTGTCACTTACCTGAAGCTGACATTCATCGCATTTTATTAGCATAATGTTCGCCTCTTTCCATTATTTATGTTTTGAAATATTACTAATAATTATATATCATAAGTGTATGAATAATCAAATCATTCATACATTCTAATCTAGGTTAGCGAATTTCTAATCTAGATTAAAACTACGTCAAAGGGTAAACGATTATATGACGATTAGTAATGTCTCAAATTGCCCCTATTGTGGAGGGGAACTCAAACATTACGATAAAGTGGAACGAATCGTACGAAAGAAAGGCGGGCACAAGCATTGGGTCACGATAAGAAGACTGCGATGCGTCGACTGTCATAAGATACAAAGGGAGCTGCCAGATTACATTTTGCCATACAAGCAGTATCATAGCGCCATAATACAAGGCGTTTTGAAGGGCGCTATTACATCCGATACGATAGACTACGAGGACTATCCGTGTGAGATGACAATGCGTAGATGGGCGCGAAAAAAACACACTCCTTTATGAAGAGATAAAAACTCATATTTTGAAAGGAGAATAAAATTATGGCATTATTTAGCAGAGGAGAAGTTTATACTATCGTTACTGATATGGAGACGAATTTCTGGGTACAGAAGTTTGCCGAGAATCACTGCATCGAGCATACAACAATCGATGTGATGAAAGCGGACGACTTAATTGTAATCAGTTTTCGTTCCAAGGAGAGACGAGCCAGCATCTACCGCAAGCTTAAGGGCACATTCAAATCTATCTATAACGTAAAGATGGGCGAGTATCTTACATTCATTACCAAGAATAAAGAGTCTTAACACGGCTCTTTATTTTTTGCTTTTCTTAATATTCTGAATTTTCCACCGACTTTGTTTTTACCTCTGTCGAATATTGTCTTAAAATGTAGTTAAAAGGAGGCGATAGTAGATGGAAGAATTCATCAAAGGTTCAGTACCAGTATCGGTAGCAGCTCGAGTGTATGGTAAAGATGCATCTTGGGTCCGAGCTGGAATAGTTGCAGGCTGGCTTCCGATTGGCAAAGCTACTAGGAATGGCGAACTTGTAACAAAAGTCGAGGAAATCGACTCGAAGTATGGGAGAATAAACTTCTATATTTCACCAAAGAAATTATGGGAAGAAACAGGGTATGTATGGAGAGGAGAGCGATTGTAAATGGGAACAAAAATACGTGCAGAGTTATCAGAAAAGAATAAGTATTGGATAAGCAAACATCGTTATTACGAGCTGAAGCATTTCTGTCTTCAGTATCCAGAATGGAAGAAAGCATACAATGCATTAGACGAGGTTTGTATGTCGCCAACCAATCTTAGGATAATTACATCAGCTACTAATATTCCGGGAGATCCTACTGCGAAATGCGCAATCGCCAAGGTTCAGTATTTCGAAAAGATGAATATGGTGGAGAGAGCTGCCGTTACAGCAGATAGGGAGCTATGTAGTTATATTTTGAAGGCGGTTACTGAGGAGTTGTCGTACGACTACCTTAAGACCAAACTGGGCATGCCTTGTGGTAAGGACATGTACTACGACCGCTACAGAAAGTTCTTCTGGCTGCTAAGCAAAGAAAGAGAGTAGTACGCAATAAAAACATACCCCTTTATGAAAACTATATATTGGAGGTATTTATTATGAAAAAATTAGGTAGAATCTTAGTAGTACTGGTGGACATTATTCTTACACCTGTGACAGTACCGCTGGTTCTGGTTGGGCAATTTGGAGCTTGTGTAATTTTCGCACTAGAAACCAGAGACTTCAGCTGGATCGCACCGGGATACTCACAGTTAGTGAGAGAAACCTTCACCGAATCTATCAAGATGCATATCAATTTCCTGAAAACCGGATATACAAATTCATAAAAGAGGGTCTTAACAAGCCCTCTTACTTTTTTGTGTTATATTTGCCGTACTCGGGTGACGAAAAAACATGTTATTGTGATAGTAGAAAAATTCCCGGGTTGGAAATTTACAAAAACATTTTAGAAAGGAGAAAGTTTATGGTATCGTACGTAGTCCTCGTACTGGCTTGTATCGTCGTTGGAGCGATGTCCTCGATTGTGACAATCGTAATCGGACGGCGAGATATTGACGGAGTTCTGCGAGTCATCACGTCCGACTTCGATGAAGGGACCTACATGACTCTGGAATCCTATAGAGAAGTCGCAACCATCCTGAAAAAGAAGCAAGTTCGCTTCGCCGTAAGACCCGAACATTACAAGTCGCAGGAATAACAAGTCCTTTTATGGAAACTAATTATATTTTTTGAAAGGAGAAATTAAAAATGAATGACCAAAACAAAAAACTGTTAGATGAGGTGATTAAGAACCGACTCGAAACGGCAAAGCAGTCTACTGCAGACGCAGATGGAAACAATGCAGCATTCAGGCAGGCTATGGAGGCCATTGATCGTCGGATCGAAATCGACAAGATCGATGCTTCTTACGAGGAACAGTCCAAGAAACAGGAACAGTCCAAGAAGGAAGTAGATATCAATATGTGGATTCAGATCGGCGGCTTGGTGGCCAGCATGGTAGTCGTGCCCACAATGAACCATTTCTACAATATGCGTTATGCGAAGACTCTGTGCCACTTCGAGAAGGACTACACTTTCACCACAACTCCGGGAAAAGCTACGTCGAAGTTCTTTAATTTCGGAAGAAAGAATTAAAAACATTCCAAAAGAAGGGGTCGTGTTACACGCACGGCCTCTTCTGTTTTATATTTTCATGAATTATGTTACAATTAACGTAAGTAATTCGTGATGGAGGGGAGTATATGCGTAAGAAGAGAGATGAGTACGACATAATTTACAATTACGACGCTGAAGATGGTAGATGCTACGAGGAACTAGACGAAAACGACGATCCAGAGGAAGTCGTAAACAAACTTAGGAGTACCGTCGGTAGAGGGGATTGCATATATTGCGATGCCAAAGATGGTATGGAGTATGAAGGTAATATTTGCTTCATATGCTCAAGCTGCGGTAAATCAGTTCATGAAGACGTATATTACAGATGGTTGGCTGGTTACCCAATAGAATTCGAAGATTAACATATTTAGGAGTCCGTGAACAATACACGGGCTTTTATTTTTGCTCGTATGGAGGTGCCCTATGCGATACCATTACGATAAACCGCCGATCTATACGTCTATGTACGGACGAACTTATATTTGCGAGCATCCGGTGTACGACAGATGTACACTATTTGAAATTAACGAGAAAGGTTTGGCGGTAATACAACAAAGATTCAACCCTGAATCCAAATCAACAAGCTGGGGCGAACTGGATCCTTGGCTTACTGATGATATTTACCTGCATCCAGGATTTAAGGAGTTTTTCGATAAACGTGCTGCGGAGTGTGCGGACGAGCTTTACCCGACTGTAACCGTTAGGCAACTTATGTGGGCTCTGAAGATGAAACCTCTTCCGAGAGAGCGTTGGGAAACGTGCTTCGATAGACAATGTATTTAGGTTCGCAAAATTTACATCTCCCTTTATGAAGAGGTGGTTAGCTCAGTGGTAGAGCAGCGACTCATTAGAGCCGAGGTCACGGGTTCGAATCCCGTAC